GTGTGAGAAGCATAATACCCAAAAAAAAGCATCAATTCTTAGGTACAAACCCTAGGTTTCGCATCTTTTCTTTAGCATCTTCCTGCCCGCGCCCAACGATCACATGGTGCCCCAGGCTGCGCAGGTAGTCGTGCCAGCTTTGCTGCTCCGACGAAACGCTGCCGCCCTTCTCCCGCTTCATCTCGATCCAGAGCAGCCAGGCCGGGACGAACAGGTCGGGCACGCCAGCCGATACGCCCTCGGCCTTCAAGCGTCCGGCGGCGGCGATGCCTCGAAGCCCGCCGTTGGGTATCGCAAAGACCCTCACCCCGCAGGCCTGGCGGATCCACTGCACCAGCTCGCGCTGCTCTTCGTGTTCTGTTTTCATCAGAAGGGCAGGTCCATCACCCACTTGTCGCAGGCATCCGGCGTGGCGGCGAAGTCCTCCGGCGGCTCTTTGAAGAACTCCACGCACAGACCGTCCGTGCCGTACATCTCGCAGCTGTGGCAGCACTTGGGCGGGCCGGCCTCGAGCATCTTGTAGTAGACAGTGACAATTTCAGGCTGTTTGTGGCGCATCTAGTTTCCATTTTCTTTGAAGCACACGGTGATATTTACCGTCCATCTTGTACTCGATCATGTCTGGCGGCTCGCCGCAGGAGAGAATGTCGGCCACCACGTCCAGCGGGTTGTAGAGGTCGGACACAAGCACATCGGCACCCGAGGCGATCTCTGCCACAGTCCGCCTGGCCTTCTCGCCCGCATAGCCTGGATTGTTGATCGGCATGTATTCGCTCACTGGCGCGTCCGACAATGCCCCGTAATAGGTGACCATCAACATCTCCTGCCCACTGGCCCGGCTGACATGCTTGCGCCAGCGCCAAGCAGTCACCTCCATCTCTTTGCCCGCCAACCCCATAATGTCATCGTTCTGGAGCTTGAGCTTCTTAACTTCAGGCTCCGGGAACGGATGCCCGCAGGCAGGGCATACACGGGCCGCCAGGGCGCATAACTCCTGACAGTTGTCGCATACCTTCACTGGCGCGGCCCCCTCCTTCTCGCCCTTCTTGTTAGGCGGTCGGACGTGGGTGATCGGGCCGTGGGTTGCCACCACCGCTGCGAAGTCAAGCACCAGGCAGTCGGTCTTGCCTAAGTGCGGCCTCATGCCGCGCACGGCCATTTGCAAGTAAAGCCCTGGAGACATAGTAGATCGCAAGAACGCAATGCAATCCAAGGCAGGAAAATCGTAGCCTGTCGTTAAAATTCCAACTGAGCAAATAGCACGCATTCGACCAGACTCAAAATCGGCCAACTTGCGCTCGCGCTCAGACTTGCTATGCGTTGCATCCAACGACTCGGCAGGAATGCCGGCCCCACGCAAGCATTCGGCTACATCTTCAGAGTGAGCAACACCAGAGCAAAAAATTAGCCAATGCTCGCGGTTGCTTGCCCTCTCGATAATCTCTTCTACCACGGCGCCGTTGTGATCGTCGGTGTTGAACTTTGCCTCCATCTCGGACGCAATGTATTCCCCTTGGCGCTTGTGCAAACCGTCTGTGTCTAGCTTGTGATTGGTAATCTTTGATCGCAACGGGACAAGGTGCGCTTTGGAAACCAGCTCCTGGATGCTGACAGGCTCCAAAATATCGGAAAAGATTGCGGTTGGTCCTTCAGTTATCAGACCTTGCCCAAGCCTGTAGGGGCTGGCGCTCAATCCAACGATCCGCATGGCTGGATTGATTTTCAGCAAGTCGGCAATCAGCTTCCGATAAATGCCACTCTCGGCGGTTGAAACAGCGTGCACTTCGTCAATGATGCACAGATCAATGTGCCCAATCTCCTTGCTACGATTGGCCACAGATCCAATGCCGGCATAGGTGATTGGCTCATCAAGTTGGCGTTTACCAACACTGGCGCTGTAGATGCCGAATGGCGCATCGGGCCACAATCTGCGCAGCTTGTCAGCGTTTTGAAGGATCAGCTCTTTGGAGTGGACCAGCATCAAAATTCTTGTCTCCGGCCAGTTTTGCAACGCATCCTTTGCCAACGATGCAATCACCACCGACTTGCCGGACCCGCCAGGCATGTTCAGTACTGGATGGCCAGTTGCGTTCTTTTCAAACCACGCGTAAAGCATGTTCAGTGCCCGTGTTTGATATTCACGCAATTGCATTGTCATTTCTTCCTCCTTTTTTTAAATTTTCAACAGCCCACAAAGGCTGAAGATTTTTATAGTGAGAAAGCACAATTACATCATCAATTGTTTTCGCATTTGATAATGGAATAATATGGTCAATGTGCCACTTTCCATGATTCAACCAATCCATTCCTTCCAAAAATTTAGACTCTATATAGTGTCTAGCACAATCAATTGAGCAGCCTAATATTTCCTCTGTTTTATTTGATTTTTTCAATCCTCCTCTTCTAAATGCGTCAACTATCAAACCCCTTATCTTTTGTTTTGATGCAAAAATTGGGTCTGTTTTTAACTTGATTTTTCTCCAGGAATTTACTGTTTCCCTGCGTTTTTCTTTGTTGTTTTCAAGCCAGTTTTTTGAATAAACTTTATTCTGTTCTTTCGTTTTCTCTCTGTATAAATCTCTTATTGGCTTTAATCTGTCTTTATTTTTATCATGATATTTTTTACTAGACTGAATTACCTTTAAAGGATTTTTAGATTTCCATTCTTTATTTTTTAAATATATGTAACCTGCGTTTTCTTGTCTCCATTTTTTATTTGATTCTTTAACTTCTTTTGTTTTTTCTAAACTTCTTTTTTTGCATAAATACGCATTGCATTCAACACACAAACCAGAAGTAACAAATCTTTCTGATATGTGTTCTCTAATACATTTTTTTCCAGTAAAATAGCGAGCCAAAACATTTGCAATTGCAAATTTTCTTGAAATTAATTTATTCATTTAACAATTCTTCCATTAAATTGTTTTCTCAAATCATGAAGCGTTTTCCATGATTCTTTATCTGCGCAAGCATTAGAATTTGCAAGCAATTCTTTTGAACTAAAAACACCTTCATTTTCTGGGTCGCCATTAGCAACGTCCACTCCGTTTATTTCATACACAGCAGTAAAGTTGTCTTTTCCATCCTTCATGCGCCATTTTACCATGTCAGGGTGCAGGACATGGCTGCCGCAGCCGGTGTATTGGGTTTCAATCGGAATCACGCTGCGGTCAAATCGTGCGCATGTCCAATGCGCATCGCTGTCTGGCGTGGAGGGCTCCGCCGTGCTGTGCGCACAGGTCCGGCAATTCACTTCCTTGGTCTTCTTGCTGCCGTGGCAGAAGTCATGCGCTGCGCAGAACTTGCACTCGTACCAACTTGGATTGCTGGACAAGGGCTCGGGCATCCTGTCCGCCAGAGCAATGCGATGCCCGCGAGCAATCAGGCGCTCGGCCTCGGTGTGACTTGCTCGCAAACGCTCGGTGTAGATGCGGTCATCGTCTTTGCAGACTGCAAAGTACAAGGCGCGGTCAATGTTCGTGCCAGCCATGTAGACCTGCATCTGCGCGGCGTGGACCGGTTTGGATTTCTCTACGCCGTGCTTGACCAGATCGTCAAACGATTTCTTGCTGTGCGTCTTGGCCTCGAAGATGTGCCGAGCCTTTGGCGCACCAGGGACGCCAGATTCGATGATGCCATCCAGACTGCCGGAGACGTGCGAGCCAAAATCAACCCGGGCCTGGGCTCCCTCGGTGCTGTGTATCTCAATCCCAATGCTTTTGAGGTCCGCCGCTATGGTGGCCTCCTCCATCCGGCCCCGCCGAAACAAGCGCAGGATGCGACCAGGGAAGGGCTCGCGCACCGCCCAGCGGAAGGACAGCCACAGCCACCTATCACAGGCGTGACCAAGTTGGCTGGCACCGAGGTGCGACCTGGGTAGCTCGACCTGGCGCTCGTGGGCGGCGTCGATGGCCGCGGCTACCTCGTCGGGGATTGGGATTGCACTCATTTGATGTGGCTCCAAGTCTCATAAGACAGCACCTTCTCAATGGTGCGTGGATGAACGCCGTACTTTTCCGCCAGTGCGGAATTGCTCAAGGTCTCGGCAATGTGGGCCAGCAGGTCTAGGCGGTTTTCCTTGGCCTGACGGATCTCCTGCACTTCTGCTGGCGTGAGTTTGCTATGCGTCAGGGCAACGCCCCGGCGGGCCATGGAGCGAGCGCGTGACAAGAACTCGGCTCGCTCTAGGACGTGATCGGGGCGGTGCTGTCGCATTAGGTGGCCTCGGGCTCGGCAGGCTTGACCCAGGAGACCTCGCAGCCGTCGTAGTGCATTTCCACCATGTTGAGCTTGTGCTCTTGATAGTCAAAGTCCATTTGTTTGTTTGTCCACTCCAGAATTGCTTCTGTAATCTCTTCTTTGCTTAACTTGATAATCATGATGTAAGTCCTTGTTTTGTAAGGTAAAAGCGTGACAGGTTCCTAGATTTATCTGTCACGCCAGGGTTTGCTATCTCACTTCGCCCAAGGCGGCGCAGCCTTCGCGCCAGCAGAAGGAGCCACCGGCTTGCTTGCCGCAGGCATTGCCCCGCCGGCGATGCCAGCAAAGTCTTTGACCTCGTTGCCCTCGCCGTACTGATCGCTGCTGGTGATCGCCAGCTTGATCTTCAGCTGCCCGCCGATGAGTTGGTCGGTGTCGTTCACCTTTGCCAGGCCAATGGCCCGCATCAGGCTGTTCAGCTGCTGGCGGCCAATCTCCTCCGCCTTCGGGTTCGGGTTGCTGATGTTGAGGTTGCCAAAGATCGTGCGACCCTGGTGGCTCGGGCCGGTAATGTCGTACTTGAGCGAGATGTAGCGACCAGTGCCAGCCTTGGTGTCTTTGACGGTCGCCTGCGTGATGGCTGCCGTGTACCAGCCGGCAGGCAGGGGCTCAAAGCTCTTGCCCATGGGCAGGTCAGCAGCGACGAATGTTTCTCCGAATGAGGCCATGATGTTTATTCCTTGGTGATTGAAAAAGACGGGCG